CGCCGCTGTAAGTAGCCATCTCACCGTGACGAATTGACTTCAAGATTGTCGATGCTGTCTTCGTGTCGGGTGCTACCCCTTGCTCTTTTTCTGCTTCCGTAGGCTCGACAGTCTGGGCGGGTAGGCCAGCAAAACCACCAAACCCACCGAGGCCACCGAGGCCACCGGCAGCAGCAGCACCACCCAAGGGGTTACCGTTGACAAGCAACTTTCCGGCGTACTCATCTTCTACTTCTTCCTTGCCTTCTTCGATACGCGCTTCGTTCGGGGTACGCCAACCTCCTGCCACCGCCGTCTGACGTTCGCGTAGCTCATAGTCTCGGTCGGCTGGCACCGGATTGTCGTATGCAAGACACAGCTCGTCATCCAATCCGAACATAGGAATGAGGCTCTGATTCAGCTCCTCCTCGTCCATGCGGAGCAGTGGGAGAATCGTACCCTCACGCCACTGAGCAAAACCAGTCTTGGCACTTGCAAGGTTTGGATCGTTGGCCTTGAGCATTGAGACCGGGACACCGAACACGGCGGCAATCTCCTCGACGATCTCATCGCGACCTGCCAGATCCTTGGGAGGGAAGTTCAAGGGTGTGAACTGAACGTCACCCGTCACGGCGATGAAGTTCCCATCTCGTCGGGTGCCCTTCAACCGTTGCTCTACCTGCTCTTGGAACCGATCGAGCTGGTCACTCGTTGGAGTGCCTCGGACGACCACAGCATAGTCCGGACGAGCAGAGTTCTGGAACATCGCCAGATCCATGTCGTGCACTGCCTGATTCGACAACACAGCTCCATACGCAGCCTCAATCTTTCCAAGGCCATAATAGAGATTTCCGGGGTTCGGCCTCTTGAAATGAATGACCTCGTCACGCTCGAAAACCTGCTTCTTCTCTGACGAGATCCCGTAGAGATATCCCTTGATGAAGGTGTCTTCACAGGGGACCACCTCGGTGTACTGAGGAGCCAAGGGCCACAGCTCCGCAGGTACTCCAGTGTTTTCATCTATGACCGGATGGATGTATGAGTTTCCGGTCAGCTCTGTGTACAGCGTTCGGAGCACCGTCGCATCGAATCCATTGAGGAACGGGTTGACCGTCTGCAACAGCTCGATGATCGGATGGATCTCCGTCACCTCTTCAAAGTCATCTCCGAAGTCGGCGACCTTCCGGAGCACGCCCATCGATGGCCGCTGGTCCGATTGGGCGTCACCCAACAGATAAGCCTTGCGATGACGTGGTACTTCTCGCGTCTTGTAAAGCCGTCGTCCGCTCCCCCTTCGGGCGTAGAGTCGGAGCGGTGTCGCTGCTACTGCGTTGGCGTTGATGAGTGCCGCCGCAAAGACCCAAGACCGAAACGACTCGACTGCTCTCTGGTGATTGAATGGTGGCTTGTAGGCTCCTTCTTGTCCGCCGTGCATGATCCGCACGCTGGAGTCGAGCCACTTCTCTGGGGTGTTCTGCGCCTTGGTTGTGAGATTACGCAGAAAGTCGGTGATACCCATGTGTCAAAGTACCCTAAAGGAAAATCCAGACTGTGCGATGGTGTCGAAGCACCGCAACGCTAGAGCGAGAGCGCACACACCGTCATCGTGCAGCCCGGACGGAGCCTCGTATCTGACGCCCGTTCTCGTATATTCAAACTCGAAAGTTTCCGCCTCAATGCGTAACCAGTTGTCTGGTATACGGATTCGCTTCGTTTGGAAGGCACTAGACAGGCCCTCCATGAGCTGCTGCTTGCTGTGGCTCGTGAACTTGAAGCCTTCCACTCGGGGCTTGGCCTTCTGGATAGCCTCGACGATCGGGTCTCCGACTCCGGTGCTGTCGATCATGGCTGGTACGTCCCCGATGGTCTCAATGATCCGCTGCTCCGTCGTGGACCAAGGAGCCTGAAATCGTTCGAGACTGCACACCCTGCCCTCGGCGTCAAGGCCACAGATGACCGTCCAGTCTACCGACTTCGCGAGATCAACCCCGAACGCTATCGGTTCTGACTTGCTTTCGTCAGCGACGCACTCGGCGATTGCCTTCAAACCGAAGGGGTTGCCTCCGTCGTCCGAGGGGATACCCATGAACTCCTGATTGAATACCTGCTCCGGCAGCTCTCGCTTGGCCGCCTCAATCTCATCCGGGTCGATCAGCGGATTGTCCGTCGTCGGCAGCCTCCACGACTTCCAGCCATGATCCTCGATCTGGCCCCTCTCAAAACACTGGTGGAAGAAGTTGCGACCCTTGGGGGTGCCGAGAAACCAAGCGTCCCCCTTGGAGTCGGCGAGCGTCGCACGAATCGTCTCCTGCCACGCCGGGCCTAGATCCTTGATGATGCCAGCCTCATCGATGACGACACGGTCGAACCTTCGACCACGGCCCGAATCAACAGAGTCCAAAGAGTAGCAGTCGAGTGTGCCGCCCGTCATGGCTTCGATCCGGTGCTCGATCTTCAGCACCGTCTGGGCCATCGGTTGCAACACTCGGCACATCTCTCTCCAAGGCTCGGCGAGGTATCGGAAGCTAGGGGCAAACCACGCCACGTTCTTGCCGTCAAAGACCGACTCCAGCGCGAGCTGCATACCAAGGTGCGTTTTCCCAAACCGACGACCACACTCCAACACATTGAACCGGGACTGGGCATCTAGGACTTTGATCTGTCCTGCGTGCAGTGCCGACTGGATTGGAGGGATCTGGATTGTCTTCATTATGACCACGCAAGGAGCAGCACCCCGATGTCCTCCCCGTCCACGATTCCGTCTCCGGTCAGATCAGACCTCTCGGAATCAGTGCCCCACTCGGAGAGCAAGATACCAAAGTCGGTAGCGTCTACTAGATAGTCTCCGTCAATGTCCGCCCGTAAAGTCATCGGGACGATCCACTCGACCTCTTGAGTGTAGGGCTTGCTCGGGTACACCCGACTGGCCTCGTGCCTGAGAAACAACCGACTCTCTCTCATATCGAAGCAAGCACCTTCGGGCAGGACCAGAGGCTTGAGGTGCTGGGGTAGCACCGTCCAGTGAACGTATCCCATGAGTCGAATGTGCCGATGCGAGTCGAAGAGTACGACGCCATCCCAATGGTAGAAGTTCTCTGATCTGTGGACCGTGTATTGAGCCTCTGTAGAACTCTGCTCCTCGGAACGCAGGGCCGTGTAGTAGACAACCCCTTCGTACTCAAAGGTCGTCAAGTCCATCGCTGACATGGGCGGGGGGCAATCCATCGAGGAGTCTCCTGATTCTATTGCGGTGCTGGTGCACTCGCTGGGGGGAGATGCCAAGAGACTGCGCGGACTGCGGAATGTTGGACCCTGAGTACCAGCACCAGAGCACATCTGACTGCCTGCTGTTCAGTGTGGCGAAAACCTCCGACCACTCATAGAAGCCTTGGCCTTCGCTCGGACCGTCCTCCGTATCACAGTCTCCCAAACTGCTGACCCTAGAAACATCGAAACGTCTGAGGTGATCCCGCCACCGTCGCCATGCGACAAGGCTCAACCAGTTGGCCCGTCTCGGCTCGTCAATGTCTGGCCTCTTCTCGTAGAACTCGATGATCGCGGCGTGAAGCCAGTCGTATCGATCAGGCACTCGGTGCTTCTTCAGCCTCCACAATGCGACCGCATACGTTTTTTCTGAGATCACGGATCGACGGCGATCGTCTCGATGAGGGTCGCACTCTTTGCAACGAGATCATCCTTGAGCGAGACGAATGCGACGGCGGCACCGCCTGTCACGGGAACCGCAGCGGTGAGGAACTCGGTAGCTTCAAGGCCACGCTGGTCACGGATGAAGTCGATGATTGCCTGCATGTTGCTGTCCTAGATGTCGTCGATGTCGATGTAGTCCACGGCGTCCGTGCGCGTGTACTGGATGATTGACCAGTCCCACGTCGCACGCAGAACTGACCCCGTCCCGTTGTTGTAAAGGATGCACTTGCCGAACGGCGATCCGCTGCCAGCGGTGATTCGATCGGAGAAGGCTTCGACGCCGTCGATGAAGAACTTGACAGCGTAGCGTCCGCCGCCAGCCGATTGGTACTCGACCAGTGCGGCGAGACGCGCGTAGCTGCTGTCGGTGAAGTCGATCGAGCTGGCAGCGGTCGTCCCTGCTTGGCTTGCTGTTGAATCGCTCTTGTGCGTCTGCCACTTCGCTTCATCGAAGTCTGCGAAGACGGACATCCTCGGGACGTTGTTCGT